ACGCCACCTTGTCCTCAACACGCTGACCGCACGGCTGAGACTTGGACCAAAGCTCCAGGTTCTCAAGGCGGTTGTCGTCGCGGACACCGTTCATGTGATGCACATTCTCGTGCGGCAACAACGCACGCCCAAGATGGCGCTGCATCACCAGTCGGTGCTCGAACATGTGCCCGGTCTTCAGCGCTCCCGGGTACTCATGACCGACGAACACCTTCACATAACCGCCATCGGTCACCTGCTTGACAGGATGCCTGATTGAGTAGGCCTTCTGGCAAGCGATAGTGCAGAACGTTCGGGCGTTTATCTGGCTGAAGTGCCGGACAACAGCCTTCCCGCATCCAATGCACGGCACGTCCCGCTTGCCGCCATCGGGGTGACGGATGCTGTTCGCGTTTGCGACTGCCTGTGCATGCAGCGGCGATCCTAAGAAGCAATCCCTGCTGCAAAAGGCGTGCGGCTTGACCCGTGATGCAGGTCGGGTGAAACCCGCACCGCACGTCTCGCAGGTAAGTGACAACCGGCCGCCGTAGCTGCGACGGGCGGTTTCCATCATTGTATTGGGCATACAACCATAATACAACGAAGGACAGTAGTGCGAGCGCCAAATGACTAGAAGGCTGCACTGCCTTTTGTAATCGTAGTAAAGGCCGATGGCGAACCGAGCACAAAGCCGTAGTAAGCCTCCACCAGGAGCAGGGTCAAATTTTCTTGAAATGCGGAATGCCACGTTGTGCCGTCGAAGTAATTCGCTTCGGTAGACACCTTGATGGTGATGTCCATTCCGACGCCATACGCTGCCTGTGACCAGTCCCCGACAACGGCGCGGATCGTGGAGTCGACGCCGCCGGCGCCGGACACTGCGACGGTGGCCTTGGGGGTGGTGCCGCCGGTGAGCGCGGTGCCGTTGGTGTCGACGGGTGCGGACGCGGCGGCGATGTTCGAGGTGATCGCGGTGAACGTGATCACATACGACGTGCCGGCGGTACCGGTGACCGTCACCGTGGCGTAAATGCCACCCCATGCGCGGATCGCGGCCTGAAGGTTCGCCGTGGTCACGTTGTAGGCGGCGACGTACGAGTTGCCACCGGAGTTGACGTTGAACGTGCCACCGGTCGGTGAGCCGGTGATGGTGATGGTGGACACGGAGTCGCCTGCGCGCCAGTACCGGCCGGACACGCCCTTGTTGTAATAGGCGGGCAGCCCGAGGAGCCCCGGGGCGTTCGCCTGCAACAGCGGCTGACCGGTGGTGTCGGTGGCGAGGAGCGCGTCGACGCGCAGCCGCGGGTCGGCTGCCCATCCGGTCGGGTCGTAGTTGGCGTCGACGACCTTCCCGAGTCCGGTGACGAGGTCGTTGTAGAGGCCGCCGGTGGCCTGCGTGCCGGTGCCGAGCGCGACGGTGTTGGGGGTGAGCGCGATGTAGTCGGCGAACGGGCCGGCGCCACCGGTTTTCAGCGAGGTGCCACCGATCGCGGCTCGGTCGAACGCGCGGGCCATCGCGGTCGGCAAGTCCTGCTGAAGTTGGTCGTACAGGCCGCCGGGGTTGCTCGAGGCGACCTCATCGGACACGGGGACCAGCAGTGCCAGCTTCTTGCCGGTCATGGTCTTGACGCCGACGCCGACCTGCTGGCCGGTCTTGACGCCACCTTCAGCGACCCAGTCCGCGATGGGGATGTCCATCGGGACGGGGATCGCGGTGGTCGCGGACACGGACAGCGGGACACGCCGGGCGAGGGACATGACGGCGGACCCTTCGACGGCTTTGTCGAAGATGGGACCGGTGATGGTCGGGGGGAGCAGGGTTGCGGCGGTGTTAGACAGCGCCGTCGGGTTGATCGCCATTTAGGCGTCTCCTCAGGGTTTGGCGCGGGTCATAACCCGCGGGCTTTGTTGAGTGCGGCTGTGAATTGCGCAGCCAGGTCAGTCCCGCCGCCGGACCCGGTACCGCGGCCTTCGGCGGGGACGTACCCGCCCCGTCGAGCACCCGGGTCGGGGAGTAGCGCCTTGATTTCCTTCGCGTGGTCGCGGAGTTCCTCTTGGGTGTTGCCACGTAAGGCGCTGGCGGGGACGCCGGTGTCTTCCGCGATTTTCGTTTTCCAGGCAGCGACCTGCGCCGCGGCTTCGGCCGCCGCTTGGCGGTTCTGCTCGGCGGCTTCCAGGTCCGCTGCACGCTTCTCGGCGGCCTCTGCGCGAGCCAGGATCTTCTCCTGCTCCGTCTGATTGGCTGCGACCAGTTTGTCGTACTCGGTCGCCTTTTTACGGAGGTCCGCGACGTCCTTGTACTTACCCTCGACCCGAGCCACCCGATCAGCGATGATCCGGTTCAATTCCTCCTGCGTTGCGGGAGCCTTGAACCCGTCGGTGGGTGACGTGGTCCCACCTGTGCTGTCTTTACCGTCGTTCGCTGAACCTTGCTGCTGAGCTGCCGGGTCCTGTTGCTGAGCCGGGTCCTGATCTGCCACTGGAAACTCCCATTCGACCGAGCATTGACCGCTGCTCGTGGGCGTAAGCCCCGCCACTACGGCGGGGAAGTCTTGTTACCCGGCTTGCGGGTTCGCTGCCAGGTATGCGCGGACACGTGCCCGATCGGCTTCAGTGGACTGCCGCTCGGATGGCGTGTACGGCTTCACCGGGCGGGGCTTTCCTGACCATGCCGGCGAGGCAGTACATCGACACGCGTCATGCGAAGCAAAGTCCGCTGATGCCTCTCGATACACCATCCCCCGTCCAATGAGCATGGAGCAGAATCCACAAGCACCGTGCCCGACCCGCTGCCATCCTTCGGCTTTCGGGTCCGCCACCGACGACACCACAACGGACTGCCGATCGGCGTCCGCGATGATCCGCTGCAACCCGCCGGCCACCAGTGACAACGCTGTCACCGGGTCCTTCGCGGCTTCCGCTGATCCCCATCCAGCGAGCGCGTACGCCCGTCCTGGGTCGGGGGGTTCCGCTGTGACCGCCGTGAAGTTCCCGGCGATGTCTTCCGCTGCGCGTAGTTCGTCGTACCAGTCGGCGCCCAACGTGGCCGCCGCTGCGCCGTACATTTCGACTAGCTTCGGTAGTTCGTCCATTAGTCCGTCGAACCCGGCGGCTGCGTTCAGTGACGCCCAGATCAGCGACAGGTCATTCGCGGCCAGCCCCGTCAACTGCTCGAGGTCAGCCCTGTGCGCTTGGGTTAGTGCCACCACCGACATTCGGCATCACCGCCGTGTCCTGCTGCTCCGGTGCCGGCATCATCTGTCGCCCAGCGGGAACCACCGGCTGACCGGCTTGCGCGGCCTGCGTGATAGCCCTGAGCGCCGCGGAGCCGCCCTGCCGGCGTTTCTCCGACATGGCCCGTTTGATCTGCTGCTCATCCAACCCGAGCAGTTCCAGCCCGACGTCCGTGTCAGCCAACCACGGCACCGCCGTCAACTGCTTCAGTCCGGCGTCGGCCTGCGCCGCCCGCGACAAATAGACGGGGCTGCGCCACTTCGCGTCGATCGACTTCCATGCGTCGGGGACTTTCGTTTCACCGTTCGCCATCGCCAACGCCCGGATCAGGGAACGCCGCAGCGGCGGTCCCCAGTCGTCGGTGGCGCCCTCCGCTTCCGCGATCAGATCCTCACGGCTGGCGATGTACGAGTCGGCTGACGTCGGGTTCGACATATCGCTGACACCGAGCGATGACAGCGGGATCGAGGTTTCACCGCTGAACAGTTGCGCCTGCTGCTTCAACTGATCGATATGCGGTTGCGGCGAGCTCGCGCTGAACTGCTTCACATCGGCCCGCGGGTTCGCTGCGTCCTCATCGTCGGGGATGCCTTTGATCCGGCCCAGCATCGTCTGCCACGTGGCCTTGACGGTGCCGTCCGTGTTCTTGAAAATGTTCTCGTTCGCGCCGAGCATCCAAAACTCGGGGAACGAGTAGACGTCGGCGTGACCTTCCATGCGGATCACAGTCCGCAGTGCTTGATCATGCAACGACATCACCGGCCGGCTGATCCTCGACGACCCGAACGGTCGGCCCACCCGCGGCTTATAAACCATCGGCTCAGCCGGGACACCCCAGTCGTGGGTGGTGCGGTCCACGAACCAATCCGTGCCCTCACGTTCAGCGGTGATCGTCAACCCGTCCAGGTACAACGCCAGGCCCTCGATGTCGCCCCGCTCATCGCAATGGGTAACCGACAGCAGGCTCTCCAACCGGCGCGCACGTGAGTCCCACTCGCCCGTCGCGGACATCGCGTCCTTGACGTGGATCAAACCGGCCGGTTCATGCTCGGCCGGGTCGCCCTCCGTATTGATCAGAAATGATGTGCCGTGGATCAGCGACGAAATCAGCGCCGACGACACCTCAGACCCGAGGTTGTTGCCTTCCCACACATCCCGGAACCCGACCGACCCTAGATCGCCGTCCGGCCAGATGAACGTGTCCAAGTTGCAGCGCCGCGCCAGGATGTCGACGGCCTTCGCTGACCAACCCAGGACCAAACCCAGCCTGTAGTAGATCGGCGGGATGACCGTCCCCACCTGGAGGATCGCCCGCTTCCCGTCGTAATAGCTGGCGCGCAACAGGTTTCGGTACTGCTTCGCCTCGAGCTGTGAGAGCAGCATGTTCAGGGTGCGCTGCTCATCATCAGACACGTCGGGCAAGGTGATCGACATCAGCAGATCACCCCGTCCCAACTACTTCTTCGGCTTCGGCGCCGGTTTCGGCCTGTTCGTGCCCAGTCTTCGGTCCGCTCCCGTCCCCTTGGACGGCCGGCCACCCATCAGGTGAGTTCACTGTTCTTTTGAAGTACCTGACACTCCGCAGCCACAGCGACCACCCCGTATAGCGCATCGTTGCCCGTGAAACTCCACTCCAGCCACTCATTCGCAGCCAACGCGAACCCCGTCGCTACAGTCACCCCGGGGCCGCCAACAGTCATCGCAGACGTTGGGCACCGCACAATCACAGTCGTCTGCGCGTACCCCACATCCGCCGCAGAATCCAGACGAGTCGCAGAAGTACCGACCGTCACACGACTAGCAAGAACGGCCATTGCAGTCCCTCCGATACGCGACTCTTATGGCATCAGCCCACGAGGGGCTCCGGTCAATGACGATCGACCCGTTATGCCAGCGGTACGTGAACCAATCCTCATCAAACGACTTCCGAACCAACGGCTTCACAGTCATGACACTGTCCCTACCCGATTCCCGTTCGACCGTTCACCACTAGACGCACGCCCCGACCCCGGACGTTTCACCTTGCTCGACTGCGCACCCCACAACGCGAACGTCAACGCCTCGACCGGGGTGATATCGGACGCCGAATTCTTCTGCGACCACGCAGACCCGCCAGCCAACTCCCGCTTACGCGCAACCGCCAACGCGGCCGTCACCTGACCCTGCCCCGTATGCCACACAGAGCCGGCCACCACGCCGTCAAAGAACGCGCCGAACGCCTGCGCAACCTGCTTCGCATCCAACGTCGTCACCTTGATCCGCAACTTCAACAAATCCTCAACCACCGTCGCGGCCGGCGACGAACCGTTCACCACGACCGCGCGAATCCGGTTCTGCCGGCACCGATCCGCGACATACGTCGCAACCCATGCGACACCGCTGCGCTGCTCATCCAATTCGATGTGCCACGAACCGTCCACACGCGACCCGGCGAACCCAACAGACGCCGACGAACGATCCGGGGACACCCCGACAGCCAACGCGTACGCATCCACCGGCAACGACAACTCATCAGCCTGCGAATCCCACGTCGTGCGGTCAATGACCATCTGCGACTCGATATCGCCCCAGATACCCAACGCCTCGCGCTTGAACGAGTCCTCATCGGTCAGGTTCTCCCGCAGCCGCTCCATCGACTCCACCGGAGTGTGTAGCGGATACGACGGGTTCGCCTTCGCCCACTGCCCCCGGTCGTCACAGTCTGCGGTCGGGTCCGCGCTCAACTCGACGTAAACCATGTTCAGCGCATTACCCGACAGTGCCTTAGCGCGCCGGTTGGCGAATTCCTCGCCGTTATCGGACGGCCGCGGCGGTGTGCCCATGAAAAACAGCAACGCGCCGGCCTCATGCCGCGACTGGTTCGTCGCCGCAACCATGTCCTCAAGCGCCTTCTCCGTCAGGATCTGCGCCTCGTCGAACACCTCGACGTCAACCTCATCGAAGCCACGACCGAACCCCTGCTCACGAGCACCGAACATGATCTTCGATCCGTTACGGAACTCGATCTCCTGCTCACCGTTCGCCGTGCGGATACCCAGCACATGCGGCCAAATCTTCTTGCGCTTCACCATGCCGCGCAACGAATGGAACGTCTTCGTCGCAGTCCTGGTCCGATGCGCAGTCCACAGAACAGTCATGCCGGGGAACAGCAGACACAGCGCGATCACGATCATACCGACCAGGAACGTCTTCCCGACCTGCCGCGGGATGCTCAACACCACGCCGCCGACAGTCGCCGCGTACTTGCCGTCCCTGCGCTTGCCCAGCGCGATCGAACCCACGCCGTGCTGCCACGGATCGAACTTGACGCCCACATCCTCGCACTTAGCAACCACCCGCGGCCAAACCGTCGTCACGATCCCCTTCGGGATCACAACATGCCGGGCCACCTCCGACAGACGCAGAGGAGCAACGACCCGCGCGGAGATCCGGCCGGCCGTGACAGGATCACCCGTCCTACGCCACGCCGAGTAATGCCGCGAGCACCAGCCGCGCGCACGAGCATCACCCGCGCAACCAGCGACCGAGCAGATCACCCGTCAGATGGCCGACACATCGAACCGGCCATCCGTGACATCCCCGCGCTTCGTCGACTCCTGCTCCTCGCGAGCATCAATCGCCTCGATATCGCGGACAACCTCGACCAGCCGCTTCGTCAACGCAGCCAAGTCACGGGCCGGCGTGTTCGGGTCCTCGACCGCCTTCGCGATGCGCGAGCGCATGGCCGCCAGCAACTCACGGGTCGTCCCACCCGCCGCAGCCTCAGTGACCGACTTCGGGGGAATACGCACAGCCTTCTCGTCAGGCGCAACCGCACGCAACGACTGAACTCGTGCCATCGCGGGGGCCACCTCTCAGGACGTTGTGCGGAAAAGAACGGTAGAGAGAGATTGGACGT